CCGCCGGAGTTCCGGGACGTCCTGTTGCAGATCGCTGCCAGCGTCACCCCACCACCTTGAGATCTACGACCTTCGGCGCATGGCCCTCCTCGATCATGCGCCGAAGGCATCGGCAACGCCTTGCTGTGGCTGTCCTTCGTCGGGATCGCGGCGTGTGTGTGGATTGCATGGAGGCACGGATGACCGACACAGACACCAGCGCCGAAGTCACCGCCCTGGTTGAGGCGGCGCGGCGGGAGGAGCGGGAGGCGGCGGCGCAATGGCACGACACGAAGGCTGATGAGTTCGGCAAAGGCGCGCCTGCTATCGCGGCTTGGCACCTGCAATGTGCAGCAGCAATCCGCGCGCGAGGTGACGCATGAGCGCGCGGGAGGTGATCGCGCGGGCGCTATCGTGGGGCAGGGCGTGCGACGCTGACGCCATCCTCGCCGCGCTCGACGCGGCCGGGCTGGCGGTGGTGCCGGTGGAGCCGACCGAGGCGGTGAAAGAAGCGGGCGTCAACGCAATGGCCTCGCTGGAATACATCGCGGCGAATGAGCACGAAGCGCAACACATCTACCGCGCCATGCTCGCCGCCGCAGCGAAGGAGGGCGAGCGATGAGCGACACGATCCGCGCCGCGCTGGATGCGGCAGAGTGGCGGGACACAGACCACCTGACGTGTCGCGACCCAGACCTCGACTTGGACGCGCTAGAGCGCGCACACGCCCGCGTGCTCACGATGTATCGAGCGTGCCTCGCGGGAGGGGCGGCATCGGTGGCGGATGAATGGCAAGCCCTGCTGGTGGCTAGCGGCTACGGATGGCCGAGCCGGCCAAAAGCGATCCTCGCCGCCGCCGTCGAGGCCGCAGCGAAGGAGGCGGGGGATGGTTGAAACGGTCGAATACACGCTGCGGCCCAACACTTTCTTCGGCGGCTGGGCGCACACGCCGTTCCAAGAATGGTGGGACGACGGCAAGCGGGGGGCCGACTGGCTCGGCTACTACCGCGACCGCTTGCACGAATTCGCCGCCGCGCATCCCGCCGCCGCCAGCATCACGCTGCGCTATCACGACGGGACCGCGTTCATGGGGTTTGTCAGACATGCCTGACGGCGCCGGGCCGCGCTACGCCTTCGCGCCGGCCGTCCTGTCGATTGGCGCGGCCTGCCACTACCTCGGCCAGATGTCCCCGACGACGTTCCGGGCCGAGGTCGCCATCCAGATTGCCCCCGTGCGGCTATCGCGCGGGCGGATTGGCTGGCTGCGCGAGGATCTAGACCGATGGCTGGACAGCCGCCGCGCACCCATGGACAATATTGCGGCCCCGGAGCCAGCACATGCCGCCCGAGACCCCTTCGCCGCCGCCCTCGCTGCCCTCCCGCCCGCAAGGCGTTCGCGCCGTCAAGCACCGCCGGCCTGACGGCTCGACGGTCACATATTGGTATTGCCGCCTCACCGGCGCGCGACTGCCAGACCCAGCCGACCCGGCCTTTTCGGGCGCCATAGCCGCAGCCCGCAAACAGCCGGCGGCCCGCTATGCGCCGGGATCGCTGGGCGAGCTGCTGGCGGATTGGCGCGCGTCGCCGGAATATCGGGCTACCAGCGCCACCACCCAGCGGAACCGGGAACGCTATGTCGCGGCGCTCGACGCCGCCGAATGGTCCTGCCGATCGGTGGTCGGGCATAACCTCGAGGATTTGCGGCAACTTCGCGCCGACCTGTTGAAGCTGCGCGACTTGATCGCCACCCATCGCGGCGCGGGCGCGGCCAGCGTGTTCGGCCAGACGGTCGCGACGCTGTTTTCCTGGGCGGTCGGGCGCGGCCGTATGGCGCTGTCGCCGCTGGCCCGGCTGCCAGCCATGCGGCTTGGCCACATCCCGACCTATACTGAGGCGCAGGCGCAGCACGCCATGACGGCATGGCCCGAGCCTGAGAGGCGCGCCGCCGTCCTCGCATACTGGATCGGCCAGCGGCGCGGCGACCTGGCGGCGCTGCGGTGGGATCAGTACGACATCCGCGCCGGGGTCATCCGGCTACAGCCGCAGAAAACCCGGCGCCGCCGGGAAGCTAAGGGGCTTGGCCCGCTGGTCATCCCGGTGCCGCCTGTCCTGCGCTTGGAAATGGCGCGCTGGCGGCGCGAGGCGCCCGATGCGACGCACATCCTCACCAGCAGCACCGGCCGCCCGTGGTCGCAGGGCGGGCTGATCGGGACGATCCACCGCCGGCTGCGGGCCGAGGGCTGGGACACCAAGGCGGGGTTGCACGGCCTGCGGAAACGGTCGGCGGAGGTGCTGGCCGAGCATGGCGCCAGCGCGTCGGAGATCGCAGCGGCGCGGGGCTGGGACACGCTCGGGATGGTCGAGCTTTACACGCGCGGCGCGGACCAGGAAAAGATGGCCCGAGCCGCCGTAAAGCGGCTGTCAAAACCGCTGTCAAAAGTTGGCAAAAGGGGCGCTTAAGTTATTGGAATTACAAGGCTAGATGGTTCCAAGCTTAAACGGTGAAGTGCCTGTTTTCGCTTGGAAATTTTGTCAAATTCGGGCGACTTCTGTCTATGCCGTTCGCGGATTTGACAGGCCAAGTTGCCCGAGTGTTCACGGCACGCCAGACACAAAAAAACCCCGCCGGATCGCTCCGACGGGGCCGCAACTATCACGCGGGGTTGAAGGTTCAGGCGCCGCTGCGGAACAGCTTGGCCTCGGCCGCGCGGCGCCGCGCGAGGCCGGGCAGCACCTGGCCGCCTGCCTTCACCCAGCGTGTGAACTCCGAGGCGGCGCTGTCCATGCGGCCCGCGTTGATGTGCACGAGCATCGTGGACCGCGCGAAGGCGCCGCGCCCGACATTGTAGATGAAGCTGATCAGGGCCGCGCGCTGGCCTTCCGTCAACGGAACCATGACCAGCGCATCCAGCGCGCGCGCGGCGGCCTCCAGGTCCTGCCGCAACAGGCGGCGCGCGGCATCCTCGGTGATCGGGCCATCGCCCTTCACCACCGGCTGGCCATTGCCCCAGCGCGTCGCCCCGTAGCCGATGGTCCACACCTTGGCCGGGCAGAGATAGGCGTCCGTTCGGAAGCCCTCGAATTCGGCCACAATATCCACGGCCGCAGGCGGCACGGCGGGGGGCGGTGAAGCCCCCTCGCCTACCACAACCTGCGGCGCCTGCGTCGCGGCCGGCGCTGGCGGCGCCTCAGACCGGCCGAGGCCCAGCCGGGCCAAGATGCGCGCCAGCATGGTCAGCGGCGCCGGCTGTACAGATACCAGCCAGCGGTGGCGCTGGAAGTGGCGGCGCCCGCCACCAGATCCCAGCCGGTCGGGTCGACCACACCGCGCGCGATCAGCACGCCGCCCGCCAGCTGCAGGACATGGCGAAGCAGGCCGAAAAGGAGTTCGGACATGGTGTTGCTCCTGTGGGATGCGCGGTTGCCCCCGCGCGGGGATTTCGTTACGGTGGTGGCGCTTGCGACACGGCTACGGTTGGGGGCTCCCGGCCGTCGCGATGCCGGTGCGCGCGTCCCCAAGCCGTGAGGGGCTGCCCTACATCGGCAGCGGCTCCACCGGCGGCGGGTATGGGCCGCGATCAGTCGGCGACGGGCGGCGGGTCGAAGTCGAAAGCCTGCATCCGCACCAGGCCCTGCGCCAGCGCGACAGATCCGGGGATGGCGACGAAATCGCGCTCAGCCGGGGTTTCGTACAGGATGCAGATCGCCAGCGCGCCGTCCGCCAGCGCCTTTTCCAGCGCGGCGCGGGCGGCTTCGGCGAAGCCCTGTTCGGGCTGGCCTTCAGCGGGGCTGGCAACGCGAAGCCGGGCCATCACGCCACCTCCCGCACGAAGGCGATGGGCTCGCGCGCCGTGCGTTCTTCCAGCCGGATGTCGAAGGGCAGATTCGGCCCGAACCGCGGATGGCTGAACCACAGCCATTGCGTCGGCGGGCTGTAGGCGAAGCGGCATTTCCGGGCGTACTCGTCGTACCCCTTCAGCGTGCCGTTCACGATGATGCCGGAGGCGGGCAGCCACAGCTGCTGATGGAAGTGGTGCAGCACCACCACATCGAAGTCCCGGCCGATGCTGCGTTCCGCCCGCTGGGTCTTGATGGTGCCGCGCATGATCGGGCCCAGCGCGCCGATGATGCCATCGCCACCCTTCACCCCCAGCTCGTGCCCGTGCATCACTAGGTAGCGCGTAACCGCCACCTGGACGATGCAGTCGCCGGCGACCGGGATCGAAAACCGCACCTTGGCGTCGCCATCGAAGCGATCGGCCAGGGCTTCGTAGATGCCGTGATCGAAGCACGCGATGGCGGACCCCTTGGCCATCGGCTTCTGGGTCAGGCGGCCGTGATTGCCGGGGACGGCCACCACCCACACCTGGCCGAAGGCATCGCGCAGCCGCTGCAGGATCCGGTGCAGGCGGCTGACACACCAATTCGCGGCCTGGGTCGGGGCGCACCAATCGGTCCGGAACAGTTCCTGATGCAGCCAGCCGGAGACGAAATCGCCGCCGAGGATGACCACGATGCCCGGGTAGCGCGGGGCCTTCACATGGTGGAAGCACAGATGCAGCACGCGATCCAGCAGCCGGCGGACGCGCGCTTCGGCGATGTCGGCATCGAAGGCGTTGGCGCCGTGCAGTTCCGCCGCGCTGACGGTCTCCCCAATATGCCAGTCGGACAGATCCAGCATCGGCACGCCGGGGCTATCGTCGCCGGCCGGCATCTTGATGGCCCAGTCGGGGGGCGGCAGGCCCTTGTCGTGCAGCTCCCGCGACAGGGCCCGGAACCGATCCGATTCGACGCGCGCCTGGTCGGCATCGCGCAGCGCGGCGTTCAACTGCGCCACCTGGCCGCGCAGCTGCAGGATCTCCCGCCGCTCCTCGGCCGAAGGCGGCTGCGGCGCGGCGGGCAAGGGCGGTGGCGCGGGCAGATTCGCATCGTCACCGGCGTCGCGCCGGCGCGCATGCACCATCTTCACGGCCATCGGATCCCGACGGACATCTTCGACGCCCAGATCCGCCAGGGCGCGCTGATAGCGGTGCTGCAGGGTGGTGGAGGCCACGCCCAGGGCACGCGCCGCCGCGTGGACGGACCCGTGCTTCTTCACCGCGGCCACGGCGCGCCGCATGTCGGCGCGGGTCATGGGCTTCTGGGTCATCCGACGCGCCCCTTGGTGCGGCGCTCGATCTCGCCGATCGCGAGGTCGATGACGCGCGGTCCCACATAGGCGATGGAGATCGTGACGGCGTATTCGGGGAAGCCGTCGAGCCCGGCGTAATCCGCCAGGCCCTTCCCGACGATCCCCATGCCGATCGCCACCGGCAGTTCCCACAGCAGGGACCAGCCCAGCGGCCGGCGATCAGCGCGCGCCAGGTGCAAGGCACGCCCCAGCAAGCCAAGCGCGCCGGCGCCGGCCGCGGATGCAGCATCGAAGTCGCTCATGTCGGCCTGCTCGGCGGGCTGCTGTGCCCCATCTAGCGGCGCCCGCGCGACCGCTGGGGCGGTGCTTACGCCAGCGCGCGGGCCGCGCGCTGATAAGTGCCGATGGCAAGCCCGGCGCCGATGGCCGCCAGCGCGACCCAGAACAGGGGCGATCCGGTGGCGAGCGTCGCCGCGAGGCCCGCGCCACCGCTGACGAACAGCGCATCCCGCAGGCAGTCGCGCGCGGCGCGCCAGCCGGGCGCGACGGCATAGTCCGGCAATTCCTTCGCCACCGCATAGACCAGCCCTACGACGATCCACGCCGCCAGCGCATTGCCGCCGGCCTGCACCCACGCGCCGGCCAGCGCGACGCCCAGCAGCGCGTGCCCGGCCTGGACCGTCAGCCAGCCATACCAGTCGCGGCCCTGGTCGTCCGGGCGCGCGAGTTCGGCCAGGATCGCGCGGATGACGCGGGTCATGGGATCGACGCGCCGAGCGCGAACAGCGCGTCCACCTGTTCCGCCGTCGCGACACCGGCCGCGACCATCGCCGCGATCAGCGGGTGATCGCGCGGCACGTCGCGCATCGTCGCCCAGGTCAGGCGCGCGAGGAACGCATCCTGCGCCGGCAGCGTGGCGAAGACGGCTTCCACCGCCGCAGGCACTTCGCCCGTGCGACCAGCGGCCAGCGCCTCGGCCTGCGTGATCATGCCGGTGAGCGCGAGGGCGGCGAATAGCTGGCGGCTGGTGAGGACGATGGGCGCGGGCGGCGGCGTTGCCTGATCCGCCTCGCGCGCTGCGATTTCTTCATCCGTCAGGGGCACCAGCGTGCCGTCGATTGCAGATCGCATCGGTCGCATCAGCGCAGGCCCTCCAGGACGAACGTTGCCGACAGCGTGCCGCTGCCCACGAATAGGCGGATGGCGTTCATGCGGGCGTTGGTGCCTTCCCAGACGCCGTTGTAAGTGCCAGTCACGAAAACTGGCGTGTCAGTTGCGCCGGTGGACAGCCCGCGCACCCGTGCGCGGATCGTCGCACTTCCCGGCGTGATGATGTATTCGGCCTGGAGCGCGTTCGCCGCGTTGTTGTGCAGCCCGCCGCCCAAAGAAATCCGCGAAAGCGCGCCGGTATCAAACGGATAATTCACTCCTCCATATGTCTCGTTGCCGAATACGCGATAGTTGCTGCTGGACAGGAACGTCGCGCCGCCGTCGCTCGAAAACCGCAGCAACAGCCGCTCCGCATTCACGCTCGGCACCGCATCCAGCACCTGCAACCGATACGCGCGAAATGCCGTGGGCAGCGCGAAGTCTAGCTGCGCCACCGAAGTGACGACGCGCGGCACCTCGCACAACTGCCAGCCATACCCGCCGGCCGGCTGGAAATAGGTGACGATCCAGTTGCCGCCGCCGAGGCTCACCGCCTCTGCCGTGTCGCCCGCCGCCGTGACGATGCTCGCGCCGCCCGGCAGGATCAGGCTGCTCGCGTTGTGCGTCAGCGTGAGGCTGGCCGCGAACCGCAGCTTGCGCGTCACGCCGCTCGGCGCCGTGCCCAGCGCCGTGATCGTCGTCGTGCCGGTAATCCGCACCGCCTGCCCGGCCGCCGCGCCGATATCGGTGGTGCCGGCGCTGGCGACATCCACCCAGGGCGGCTCGACGCCGACAGCGATCACCCGATCCGCCGGCAGATAATTGAAGACGCGGGTCAGGCCGGTGAAATTCAGCCGGGCCGTGGTGCCCAGGCTATTCCGCAGCACCGTGGTCCTGGTCAGCGTGTTCGGCGTGCCGGAGGCGACGGTGCCGACGCCGGTCTCCCATTGCGTCCCGTCTTCCAGCGTGTAGTAGACGGTGGCGCCGCTGCCAAACGCGGCGACGAAGCCCTGGCGGCCCGTCACCGGGCCGATCAGGTTGATCGTCGCGGACGATCCCGGGTTGTTCGCGGTTTCGCGGACAAAGTCGCGCAGCATCACAGCCTCTCCTCGATGGTGGCCGACCAGGCGCGCAGCCGCGGCGTCGGCGACGGGAACGTCACGGGGGCCGCATCGCGCAGCGGGCCGAACACGGCGTCGCGCGCCACATCGGCGCCCGCCGGAAATGGCAGGAACAGCAGGTTGCCGCCGGCTTCCGTCGCGCGCTGGATCTCCATCACCAGCGGCCAGACCTCCGCCGCCGCCAGCGACGGCAGGCTGATGGCCCAGGCGCGGCGCGCATGCCGCAGGTCGAAGAAGCTCTGCCCGCCGCGCGTCCGCACTTCGCCGCGTTCTGCGGCGCGCTGCACGCGGCTGTCATAGCCCAGGTTGCGCGCCGGCCGGCGCAGCGTGCCGGCGAACAGCTGCGCGGCGCGCAGGCAGGATTCGGGGTTGCCGGGGTCCGCGATGTCCACCCGCACATATCGTGCGGTGACGGTCGATCCGGGCAGGTGGATTGCCTGCCGGTAGCCGGGCGCCACCAGGCCGGCCACCACGCCACTATCCGCGATGGCCGTGCCGAAGGCCGGGTCGCCGGAAAAGCGCACACGCACCGTCGCGGCCGGCGTCAGGTTGGCGTTGAACAGCCCGACCGCATCCCACGCGACCGCCGCGCCCGCGTCCAGCTGCGCCCAGCCAGCGGTGGTGCCGACAGGCGTTTGCCAGGACCGGCTGGTGGCCCCCTGGTCATTGGCCAGCTGGCTGACATCCAGCGGCTGGATCTGCGCGGATGCACTCAGCGTGCCGGTCAGCGCGCGGTTGTCGGTGGGCAGCCCGAAGGCACAATTGCTCATACCAGCACCTGCAGGATCGCGAGGTTGTCGGCCGTCCGCAGCTGTTCACCCACGATGCGGCCCAGCGCGGGCACCGGCAGCGTGCCGGGCCAGGTGATCGTCACCGGTTCCCCGATGTCGTGGCGCAGCGCATAGGCCAGCGGCAGCGTCACGTCGTACAGCCGGCGGCCCACCGCGACGCACCACAGGTCGCGCAGCGTGTCGGACAGGGATTGCGCGGCGGCGGCGCTGGTCAGCGCGGTTTCCACGACCGACGGTTCGGACGGCCGGCGCCAGGCAACCAACACATCGGCCGAGGCGGCGGTCGTCACGCGCCACGCCTCCGCCAGGTCCTGCCGCCGCGCGCCACTTAGCGTCGGCGCCAGGTCCGAGGTCTGGGTGGTGTGGAACCGGCTGTGGCCCACGCGGATGCGCGCGGGCGGCGGGCTCAGCGGCAGGCCCAAATCCAGCGGCACGCAATTCACGATCTGATCCGGCGAATACGCCGCGACAGGCAGCGCGCCGCCACCGAAGGCCCGCAGCCCGATGGCAGCCAGCCGGCCGTTGCGGCGGGGCACCAGCCGCGCGGCGGCGCTGCGCAGCAACAGCCCGACCAGGTCCAGCGCGTCCGGCGCCTCATCCCCCACCCAGACGCCAGCGGGCCATGCGGCGGCGCCGGCCAGGCCGAGGAACGACCCCGCGTCCAGATACTCGGCCGGCACGGCGAAGTCCTGGCGCAGCAGTTCCAGCGCCACTTCCGCGGCGGAGGACGGCGCGGCGCCGCTGGCGAAGCCGCCCCAGGCATCCACCGTGATCTGCCCAGCCGGCGGGAAGGTGCCCAGGCGAATGAACAGGCCCCGGGCGGAGCTTTCGACATTGTAGGTCGCGGCCGGCGGGGCGGCGGCGGTGATGTCCGCGACCACGGCATTCAGCGTGATGCCGCCCGCCAGGCCGCGTTCGTACAGCGCGACGATGCCGCCGGCCGCGTCGCTGACCTGGTAGATGCCCGCCACGGGGTCGACCAGCAGCGGCGCGATCTCTCGCACCGGATGGGCGGCGCTGCCGCCGCGCAGGCGCGGCTTGCGCTTGCCGGCCAGCGCCGCGCCGCCTTCCAGCCCGCCGGTGCCGGCATAGCTCGCGCCATCGGCGGGGCGTTCCAGCCACCAGGACGGGTCGCGCAGGGCCAGGACCAGGTCCTGCCCATCCAGCCGCCAGCCCGCGCCGAGGCCGGAGATCAGTTCCGCCGTCTCGGCCCAGGCGGGGTCGCGCCACACGCCATGCGGCAGCAGCTGCTTGCGGCCCATCCGCACCCGCACCGGCCGGCCATCCGCATTGCGCGTGCCGGCCAGCGATGCCAGCGCCCCGCCTTCATCCGCGAAGCGCAGCTGGCCCCAGCCCCAGGCGGCGGCGCGGCCATCGGGCGCCAGGTCCATGCGGCGGTCCAGATCGACGCCGCTGGTCAGGATGGGCGGATAGGCCTGCAGGCCGGCGGGATCGTTTTCCCGCGTCACCCAGCCGGCATCCGATGCGCGCAGGATGGTGAAATCCGCCAGCAGCGCAGGCTGTTCGGTCAGGCTGCCCCATTCCGCCTCGCCCCAGGCCAGGGCGGGATCGGTGGCGTTGACGGCGCCGGGCTGGAAGACCTCGACCTCCGCCGCCAGGAACGCCAGGCCGGGCTCATCCACCAGCCGATAGGCGGGGGGCAGGCCTTCGGCGGGGGCGTCGATTTCGCCCCAGGCCAGCTCGCCCCATGCGGTGCCGCTCATGCCAGCCTCAGGGCCGGATTGGCATTGGCCTGCCGGACATCGGCGCGCAGGCGCCCGACCTCCTCCTGCAGGCGCGCCAGGGCGGCGACCAGCGTGTCGGTCTGTTCGCGCTGCGTCGCCTGCAGGACGCTGGCGGTCAGCGCATCGGCGCCGACCGACCCGATCTGCTCGAGCGTCGCGATGATGCGATCTTCGGCCGAGGCAAAGCCCTGGCCGGTGCCGAAGACCTGGCGCGACAGGCCGCGGAACTGTTCCGCCGCCGCCTGCACCCGGCCTATCGCCGCCGCGTCGCCGCCGCGCGCCGCGGCGCTGATGCGTTCGAATTCCGCTTCCGCCGCCGCAAGGCGGGACAGCGGGTTGCCGGTGTTGTCGTTGGCGGTCCGGAGCGACCGGGCGTAATCCGCCAGCCCGTCCAGGCCGCCGGCCACGGGCGCGACCAGCCGCGCGGTGGCTTCGCGGATCGCGCGGTCTTGCGCGGCCTGCACTTCATCCAGGCCGAAGCCCAGCCGCTGCGCGGAATCGCGCACGCCGTCGAACTGCCGGCGCACCGCGCCCAGCGGGTCCGCGGCGTCGCGCGCGGCCTGGGCGAAGGCTTCCAGCTGCTTCGCCAGCGCATCCGCCGATTGCGCCGCACCCAGTTGCCCGCCGAAGGTGTCGCCGCCGGTGCGATCGATGGCGCCCTGGATCCGCGCATCCGCCGCCGTCAGGCGCAGCTGGGTCGTGACATCGTTCAGGCTGCCGATCTGGGTATGGCCCCGGACATTGGCCCCGAGGTCCACCCGGCCCGAGGCCCGCAAGCCCAGCGCGGCCATCTGCTGGTTGATCGCCGCCATCTGCTGCGCGGTCTGCTGCTGCAGCGCCGTGAGCTGTTCGCCCGCGCGCTTCTGGCCGGCATTGCCGGCCGCCAGCATCCCATCGGCGCCGGCTTCGACGGTCAGGTTGTAGAAGCCGGGCCGAGAGCGCGGGCCGAACAGGCCGCCGATGGCCCCGCCGGCCGCGCCGCCGATTAGCGCGCCCACCGGGCCGCCGACCATGAAGCCCGCCGCCGCACCCAGCCCGCCGCCGATGGCGCCGCCGGTGCTGTTGCCGCCCGTCGCACTGGCGATCAAGCCGCCGCCCATCGCGCCCAGCGCAGCCGGCCCTAGGACGGAGCCCAGGGTGACGAACCCGCCCGACGTCGCCGCCGCGCCGCCAGCCGCTTCCAGCGCCGCCAGACCGCCCGCGCCGGATAGCCCGCCCGCAGACAGGCCCGCGCTTCCCGCCATCAGCGGCGTGGCCAGCAACCCCGACACGCCGCCCCCGCCGAACAGGCTGCTCAGGCCGGACAGGCCGCCGCCCAGCGACAGCAGCCCGCCAAGCCCGCCACCATCGCCCCCCAGCGCCGCCGCCGCGCCGCCCAGCGTGGGGCGCGACAGGCCGAACAGGCCGTTGGTCAGCGGGTTCACCACCGCCAACCGCAGCAGGTCCGTGGCGGCGGATGCAATGACGCCCCGCATGATGTTGCCGAAGTTCAGCGCGGCCTGTTCGCCGCGCACGAAGGCATCCACCAGGCTGCCGCCGATGCGGTCCAGGGCGTTTTCGCCGATGCGGGCGAAGGATTCCAGGGACTGCCGTTCGAACCGGCGCTGCGCTTCCTCGCGCCGGCGTTCGTCCTGTTCTTCCTGCTGCTCGATGCGCTGCTGCGCGGCCTGGAACGCGCGCACATGGGCGTCCGCGTCCTGGGCGCGCGGGGCAGCGGGCGCGCGAGGCCCAGCGGTTGGACGGCCCGCCGCGGGCGGTTCCGGGCCAATCGGGCGGGCATAGATGACGGATCCCTGGTCGGACCCCAGCGCGGCCAGCCGCCGCTGGATCTCGGCCCGTTCCGCCGCCAGGGCCGCCGTGCGTTCCTGCACCAGCCGCACCTGTTCGTTCAGGAAGCGCAGGGTGTTTTCGCGTTCCGCCGCCGGCACGCCAGGGAAGCCCAGCGCGGCATAAGCGCCGGCATCCTCGCTGGCCGCCGCGATGCTGCCCGGCAGGTTGTTGGCGCGGGTGGCCAGCCGCGCAGCTTCCAGTTCCTGTTCCGCCGCCGTCGCTTCCAGCGTCGCGCGCTGTTCGGCGCGCCGTGCATTGGCCAGGCGGATGCTGCGGTCTTCGGCGGTCTCGACCAGGTCGTTCGTGGCTTCGATCGCGCGGCGGTACAGCTCCTGCGATTCGGCGGAGCCTTCCAGGATCCTATTCAGCCGCTCCTGTTCCGTGCCGTAGCTGGCGGCCTGGGACTTGATCAGCTCATAGGCGGCATAAAGCCCGCCGGCCGCCGCCGCGACGGCACCCAGCACGGGCACGACCATGCCCAGCGACGTCGCGCCGCTGCGCGCGGCCAGCGATGCGGTGCTGAAGGCGTCGGCGACATTGCCGATCTGCGATGCGACAGGCCCCAGCGCCTGGGACACGCCGCCCGCCCCCAGCAGCTCCATCGCCCCGCGCAGATCGGACACCCCGCGCCGGGCGGCGTTGGTGCGGCTTTCCATCGCGTCCAGGCTGGCGGAGGCGCGCTGCATCTGGCCGGGCAGCGTCGCCGCCGCCTGCGCCGCGCGGCCCTGCGCGTCCTGCAGATCCCGCGTGCGATCGGCCGCGCGCTTGGTCGCCTCCTCCGCCCGCACCATCGACGATGCCAGCTCGGGGCTGGCCTGGATCAGCTTGCTGAAGGCCGCATGCACGCCATCGGTCGTGCCGCTCAGCCGCCCCATCTCGGCCGAGAATTCGCGCAGGCCTTCGGCGCTGATCCGGAACGAATAGCCCTTGCCGCCCGTGCTGCCGCTCATGTCACCCCACCCCCAGGCGGCGCGCCGCCTGTTCGATCTGGCGCGGGGCCAGGTCTGCCCATTTCCGCACCGTCTCCTCCGGCCGCAGGCGCTGCGGCAGGGTGACGGCGGGGACCAGCACGAACATCACGATGGGCTTTGCCACGCGGCCCTGCCGGGCGCGGCCTTCGGTGGCGCGGCGCACGCGGCCGGACCGGCCGATGGTCTGGCGGCGCAGCACCAGGAAGCCCCAGGCCTTGCCGCCCGATTTGTTCGGCATCACGTCCAGCCTCTCGCCGAAATGCTTGGACACCTCATCCGGCGTCATCCGCCGGCCGCCGCGCGCGGCGCGCGGCACATGCTTGGTCGGGATGGCCAGCGCGGTGCCGGCCTGGGTCGGGACCACATCCGTCCCGCGATGCGCGCCCAGGATGGCGCCGGCATTGCTGCCCTTGCGCGGATGCACCCACACCACGGGCGGGCGGCCATCTTCCCGCGCCGGATACAGCGTCGCGGTGACGGTGGTGGGCATGCGGCGGCTGCCGGGGAAGGCGCGCATGATGTCCTGGCGCAGATCCGTCAGCAGGCCTTCGCGCACGCCAGCCAGCCCGGCTTCCACCGCCTGCACCGCGCGGGCCTGGAAGTCGCGGATCTGCTGCGTCGGGGGCGTGCCGGACAGCGCGGCGCGAATCGCCACCATCAGCCGCGATTCCTTCGGGCGTCGTCCATGCGGTGTTCCTCCGCCGCCAGGACGCCGAAGGCATCCAGCAGCCATGCGGGCTGGTCGTTGATGCCGCCGGCCTGGGGCAGCCAGCCGCGCGCCATGCCGCCCTGGGATTGCCGCCACAGCGCGACCACGCGCAGCCAGGCGGCGGGCAGCAGGTGGCGGGGGTTGCGCCACCACAGCACGTCCTGGCCGCGCCATTGCCCCACGCGGATCCAGCCGCCCTCCACCGGCCGCAGGCCGAAGGCAAAGGCCTTCGGCGCGCGCGACAGGTGCAGGGCGGCGATCAGTTTTTTGCCGCGTCCGCGCTGGGGGACAGCAGCGCGCCGATGGCATCCGCCAGGGCGGGCACATGCGGGCTGGGCAGGTCGCCCGCCGTGGCGTGATTGAGCCGCGCGGGGCGGCCATCGATCTCGATCAGCCCGGCCATGATCAGGTCCAGCGCGGCGGCGCGCATGGCGGCGGCGGTGCCGTCCCGCAGCTTCTTCAGCGGGGCGGCATCCCCGAACATCTCCAGCGCCAGGCGCCGCTTGCGGCCGGTGCGGAGCAGATCGGCCTGCAGCCGGGCATGGTCCGCCTGGTTGAGCCCCAGCCACATCGCGCGGCCTTCCTCATCCAGCGCCGGGGGCGCGGCGGCGTAGAAGGCGGACAGCGCGTCTTCCGCTTCCTCATGCGCCGTCACGGCTTCGGCCAGGTCCGCCCGGCCGGCGGCTTCGGCGGCCTGGCGCAGGGCTTCGTTGATCATCTCGAGGCTCGCGACACGCTGTTCGGCGCGGGCCAGCTGCAGGCCGGAATGTTCGGCATAGGTCAGGGCGCGGACGGTATAGGCCACGCCGTCGAGCTGCAGCGTGCGTCGCTGGCCGGCGGCCAGGACGGGGATATCGGTCATGGGGGGGGGTGTCCTTGTGTCGGCAAGGTGGCGGGCGGGACCGACATCCCGCCCGCCTTCGCGTGCACGCTAGTCGTCCCGGTGTCGGCCGGGATCGTTGCGGGACTGGCGCAAAGGGGGCGCCAGCCCCATATTCCGGGGTCGGAACGGGAAGGAGGCCGCGATGGGCCGCGTGATCTTGGTATCTGGCTTGGCCATCGCCGCGGCGCTGGGCGTGCTGCAGCTGACGGTGCTGAACAACGCCCCGCCACCGGACCCGGCCGCCATCGTCAACAGCCCGCGGGACCAGGCCAGCCAGCGCGCCTATGCCGAGGCGATCCGGCTGACCGATCGCCCCTGGACCAACACGACGCCAGCCGAGGACGCGGCCAGGGACTGCGAAGCCCGCGCCCGGATGGCGGCGGCGGTGCACCGGGCAGACCCCGCGCAGGTGCGGGAAGCCTGCCTGTTCACTTGGCGCAGCACGGGCGCGCTGCCGCGCCCGTGACGCGCGGCTAGAAGGCGCTGATCATCAGGCTGCCGCCGGCCAGCGCGGGTTCCATGCGGTAGGTCTCGACATCCGCGCCTTCGCGTTCGCCGGACTGGATGTTCGTGATCCGGCCGGGGCTGAACAGCAGGCCGATGCGGTTGCCGGCCACGGTGCCGAGGATCGCGCTGAACACGGTATCCGCGCCGTTCCGCATCGCCGTTTCCCGCGTCGGGGATGCGGTGCTGTTGGCGTAGCAGGTCACTTCGGCTTGCGGGTTGCGGACCATCAGTTCCGCCACATCGAAGCCGTTGGCGGCTTCCGGGTTCGGCGGCAGGATGCCGCCCGCGCCCAGGCCGAACACGGCGTCCGCGCCACGCACCAGCGCGCGGCCCAGCTGGCATTCGCCGTCCCGCCAGGTCGGCGGCGTGGGGCGCACGACGGAAGATGCGCCGGCCGGCAGCGCGGTTTCCGCCGCCACACCCGCCAGCACGCCCATCAGGTCGAATTCCACCATACCCATGCCGGCGGCCGACAGGCGGATGCGCGGGTTCACCGCGATGCAGCCCAGGCCGATGAACAGCCGCCCGGCTTCATACGCATAGACCGTCAGGCGGGCGAAATTCGCCTCATCATCCGTCAGGCGCAGCAGGTTGTTGATGGGGATGACCGCGAGGGTGGAGGTGTTGAGCACCGGGGAAAAGGTGCGCGCGAAGGTCGCGACGCGGCCCACGGTGTAGTCCGTGATCAGCGTGGTGCGCGCCACGGTCGGGTTGCCCGACAGCGTGATGGGCATGCCGCGATAGAGATCGGCCGTCGCGGCGAAGGGCGCGGCAAGCGTCGCCGTGGTGGCGGCGCCGGCGGTGGCGGCGGTGGGCGCGCCGACAGCGGCGGCGGTGTTCGTCACCGCCATCCCCGCGCTGCGGAGCACGCGGAACCACTCCGGCTCCGTGCCCGCGGTGCCGGACCCGCGCAGCGGCACGCGCACGCCGCTGATCATGAAGCGCCCGCCACCCACCACGCCGGGCCGGGGATCCAGGCTGCCGGTGAAGGACGGGTCGGGCGTGACGACGTAGTCGGGCGAGATGTCGAACTGGGCATCCACCCAATCGCCAGCGGCCGGGACGCCCGCGATGGCATCGGTGCCGGCCGTGGTTTCAACCTTGATGGCCAGCGCACGAAAGCGGGCCCGCTCGAGCTGCGACATGCGCTCTACTCCTCAGGATCAGGGGGTGGTGATGAAGGGGTTGCCCCAGGGGGCGTGGACAATCAGCCGCAATTCCAGGGTGCAGGCGGCCAGGGGCGCTTCGGATTGCACGACGGTGGCGGCTTCGGTGGCGAAGGGGCCTTCTTCCACGCGCAGCGCGGTCAGGCCGTCGCTTAGCAGGATGTCCGACACCTGGGCGGCGCCGCCCGGGCGCATGACGGCGCGCACGACCCGCGCGTGCCATTCATTCACCCGGGCGGCCAGCTGCGCGTCGTCCTCGCCGTCCAGGTAGCCGGCCAGGATGGCGCGAATCACATAGCGGGCTTCGAGGGTGGAGCCGCCTTCCGCATCCTGGTCGCCATCCATCAGCACCAGCAGCGGGCGGGCGGCGTCATCCACATCCGCCGCGCGGTTGCGTTCCACGGTCATGGCTTGCCCGTCGATCGACAGGCCGGTCAGCGCGGCGGCGAGCGCGGCATAGGCCGCTTCGCGGATCGGGATCTCGGGCATCAGGGGCTCGGCGGCGGGGGTGGGGCGCGGCGCAGGTGCAGCGTGTAGGACGCGGCGATTTCGTCCTGCATGACCTCCGCCACCAGATACGCGGTGGCGTTGAAGGTGACTGCATCGCCGCGCGCGGGCGGGGCGGGCAGCGCGCCGGCCGCGACCATGATGGCGGCGGCGATGGCCAGGGACCGCGGGCCATCCAGCCCGCCGATCGGGTCTTCGGGCCGGGACGGCACCACGCGGATCTGCACCGGCTGGCCGGCGGCGGGCGTGTAGGTGGCGGCGACGCCCAGATGGGGATCGGCGGCCAGGATGGCGGCGGCGGCGGCGAAGATGGACATCAGGCCTCCACCCGATCGGCCATCGCCGGGTCGATATCGTCCTGGTCCAGGCCCGGCGGCGTCGGCACCGGGGCGCCGCGGCGGGTCATGACGGCGAACATGCCGATGGCGCCGCTTGGCCCCACGGGCTGCGGCGCGGGCGGCGCGTCGCCTTGCGGCATCGGAATGCGCGCACCGACGCGCGGATCGGCAAAGACGGCAGCAATGGCCGCCTGCGCGGCCGGCATCGGGCCATGAAAGCGTTGCCACACCCATGCCTGGGGGTCGTGCATCGTCGCCTCCATCACAGCGCCGCCACGAGGGCTTGCATCTCCGCGTCGGACCTTGGCGGCATGACGGTCAGGGTGTGCGTCTCGCCCCACAGTTCGCGGCTGTTGCCCACCGATGTGCCATGCCGGAACGTGCTTAGGCCGACGGTTGCCGTGCCGGCCACGGCCTCCACAGCGCCGCCATTGTATCCTGCGACAACCCCAGCCAGCCGCCCCGCGCCGTCGAGCGTAAAGCCCGCGCGCATTGTTGCGCCGGGCGTTGGCGGCGCGCCGCCAAAATTACTCTGCGCCACGACACCGGCCGTCACGCGGATCACTTCCGGGATGCCTGTGGAGGTCAGGCGGATCTCGCACCGGTTTGCGGCCGTGCCGTCATCAATCGCCGCGATAGTCTGGCTGTTGCCAATATTCGTCGCGCTGAACGCTCCCCGCCACAACACCGTGCACGCGCCGTTGCTGCCGATGTCGAGGTCAGACAGCAGCGCGGTCAGTATATCCGTGCCGCGCATCGATGCAGCAGGCGTGCCAATGGGGGGCAAGATGGGCGTGGAGGCAAAGGAGCCGAGTTCCAGTTGAGGAAGCGTGATGCTGCCGGCGACAGTCAGCGTCAGACTGCCCGCGCTCGGCGTGAAAGTCAGCGTGACGCGATCATTGGCGCCGGTGCCCGCCAGCGTGCCCGTCGCCACGCCGGACAGCGTGATGCTACCCGTGCCGATGAGGGACAGCGTATGCGCCGCCGCCGTGACCGTGACCGTCTCCGTCGCGGGCGCGCGGACCGTGGTGAACAGGTTTGTCCGCTGCCCACCAATCAGCAGCCGCGCTTCCGCGCCGACCCAGCGCGGCACATCGGCGCCATAGCTGCGCCACGACACGCCGTCGAAGCCCGTCGCCTCCACCCCCGCCGCTTGCGCGCGGCTGAAGGTCAGGGGCGCGCGGACCTCGCCGCCCCGGTCCACCAGGACCAGGGCGTCGCCCTGGCGCGCAAGCGCGGCACGGCCGAGCAGGTAGCTCGGCGCGATGAACGCGCCGCGCGCCAGGATCCGCCCCATGGCGTCAGGCCGCCGCGGCCGTGTGCGGCGTGACCTTCACGCGCACGGTCGCCGCCGCCGCCGCCGCGTCGGCCACCGCGATCGCCACCGCCATGTTGCTGGCGGCCGTCGTGGTCAGGCGG